TGGTATAACTGATATTTTGGACTCCGTGAAAGGTTGTCTTGAAGCTTGGCAGGCGGATATTAAGGCCGGGGCCATTCTCAAGATCGCCGGAGCTCTTGCCATTTTGGCCGGTTCGTTATGGATCATTTCTGCGATTGATCCTACAAAACTTACTGGTGCTCTCGCCGGAATAGGAGTTCTTTTTGGCGAGTTAGCAGGTTTTCTTAAACTATTCAGCATGATTGAGCTCAATACAAAAGGAATGTTAACATCGGCAGCAGGCATGATAGGGATGTCCGTAGCAATTCTTATTCTTGCATCTGCTGTTAAATCCATTTCTTCTTTGGATTGGGAAGAAATAGCTAAAGGTCTTATAGGCGTAGGCGTTTTAATGGGCGAGATAGCAATATTCTTAAACACTGCTAAATTCGGCGGAAAAGCGATTTCAACATCGGTTGGTATTGTAATACTTGCTACCGCTATGACTATTTTAGCATCGGCCTGTGAAGACTTTGGTAAGATGAGCTGGAGTAAAATCGGTAAAGGATTAGCCTCAATTGGCGCATTACTTTTAGCGTTAGGCGCATTTACAAAACTTACTGGAAATGCTAAACATGTAATCTCCACCGGCGTCTCGTTGGTTTTGATCGGATCGTCGATGAAGATATTCGCATCCGCTTGTAAAGATTTTGAAAGTATGAGCTGGGAAGAGATCGGTCGAGGTATGGCTGGATTAGCCGGCGCATTAGCTGCGGTTTCTATCGCTGCAAATTTAATGCCTAAAAACATGTTTGGTATAGGAGTAGGTTTGGTTGTCACAGCGGCTGCTTTATTGATCATATCGAATGCTCTTAATAAAATGAGAGACACGACATGGGATGAAATAGGTGTTGGACTTGCTGCTCTTGGCGGGTCGATAGTCATTTTAGCTATTGGCCTTAACGCCATGAAAGGTGCTTTAGCCGGATCGGCTGCATTATTGGTAGCAACGGCGTCCTTGGCGGTGTTAGTTCCCGTATTAACTTCTCTTGGTTCTATGAAATGGGAAACTATCGGTAAAGGTCTCGTGGCTATAGCTGGCGCATTCGCGGTATTAGGCATTGCCGGGGCCTTGCTCGGGCCGATGGTGCCCGCTATTTTAGGTTTAGCAGGGTCGTTAGCACTTATCGGTGTCGCTACTGTTGCTTTTGGTGCTGGCGTCGCGGCGTTAGCAGTAGCATTTGGTACATTAGCCACAATGACCGCAGCGGGAGCGACAGCTATCGTTTCGTCGTTAACGATTATAATTACCGGAATAGTGGCACTAATTCCCGCGATATTAACAGAATTTGGCAAGGGTATTGTTGCATTCTGCAAAGTAATCGGCGATAGTGCTACTGAGATCGGACAGGCGTTAACCGATGTTATTTTAGCCTCTGTAAATCTATTGGCCGATTCCATACCTGCTCTGGCAGATGGTCTTGGAAAAATCCTTGTAGGATTAATGGACGCCCTCGCTACATATACGCCACAACTTGTCGATAAACTGTTAACATTCCTCATCGGAGTGTTCGATGGTGTTGCGGGTAGAGCTCCCGAATTAACACAATCGCTAACTAATATGATAGCCGAAGTTCTCGCTGGATTAGTCGACGCTATTTCTGGCATTGACATGAGCGTGATAAGTAAAGCGGTTATCGGTTTCGGTCTCGTTGCAGTTCTCGCTAAAGTCGTGAGCGGCATAGGACCTTCGATTCCCGGAGCTATTGTCGGTCTCGTCGGTGTTGGTATACTTGTTGCTGAAATTGGAGCAATAGTAGCAGCTCTTGGCGCATTGGCTCAGCTTCCTGGTTTGGAATGGCTAATCAGCGAAGGCGGCGATTTCCTTCAGGTCCTTGGTAACGCTCTTGGTAAATTTGTAGGTGGTCTGGCTGGCGGTGTAGCCGAAGGTTTCACTTCCTCTCTGCCTCAAATTGCTAACGATCTATCGACCTTCATGGATAATCTTAAGCCGTTCGTCGACGGTGCGAAATCCATAGACGCTTCTGCCATGGAAGGAGTTAACACCATCGCTAGTATCATCCTTAAGCTTACTGCGGCTGATATTATGGATGGTTTGACTTCTTGGATTACTGGTGGTTCATCCATATCCGATTTTGCCACGGAACTCGCTACTTTGGGCGGAGCGATCGTTACTCTTTCTAGTACGTTATCCGAAGTCGCTCCGGAAGATATTTCGAAGATCGATAGCGTTGCTGGAGCCATCGAATCGATGGTTGCGGTGGCTGATAAGATCCCGGAAACTGGCGGTCTAGCTCAGGCTATCGCTGGCGCGCCCGATCTCGTCGCTTTTGCCGGTGGCCTTTCGAGTCTTGGTACCGCAGTTGGATCATTTACTTCTTCTGTATCAGAAGTAACTCCTGAAGATTTAACCAAAATAAGTAGTGTGGCAGGAGCGGTCGAATCTATAACAGCATTGGCGGATAAGATTCCGGAGACTGGTGGTTTGGCTCAAGCCATAGCTGGTGCTCCCGATCTCGCGACATTTGCTGGTGAAATGACCACTCTTGGCACTAGCGTGGCGACTTTCTGTGGTTCTGTTGCTGAAGTAACCGAAGCGGATATTTCTAAAATAACATCTATCGGTAACGCTGCTTCAGCTCTTGTCGGAGTCGCTTCTAGTCTCGAAGGTTATAACGACTCGTCCTGGTTTAACACAAACCTTACCGAGTTTGCTGGTGAAATGGTCAACTTCGGTAATAAAATCAAGGAGTATGCTGGAGTAGTAAGCGGAATTGATCTTAGCGGTTCTGTAGCCATAGCAAATCGTGCTAGAGCATTCTTGTCTTTAGCAATAGCAGTATCTGCTTCTGGTGGCGCATCGTCTAAGTTGGTGGATTTTGCTGGAGATCTTGAAAGTTTCGGCAAGAAGCTTTCGAACTTTTATAAAAAGATAGGCGATCTCGATGCTGGAAAATTCTCAACTATTGCTTCGGGACTGTCGGCACTGGCCGCTATTGATGTAAGTAATGCTGATACTCTTCAGTCTTTTATTGATTCTTTAGGAAAAGTTAGTGCTGATGGTATTGATAGTTTTGTCAAGTCTATTTCTGATGCTGCTCCTAGAGTTCTCGAATCAGGCGGTAAGTTGATGTTAAACCTCGTCAAGGGTATTAGCTCTAAAGTTAAGAATATTGGTAATGCACTTAAAAGTGCTTTGGCTAGCGCTGTGACCAGTATTAATAACTATTACGCTAATTTCTCCACTGCTGGCGGATATTTGGTTGAAGGTTTCGCTGCTGGTATCAGTGCGAACTCTTATAAGGCCGCTGCTGCCGCTGCTGCTATGGCTAAGGCTGCTAAGCAGGCTGCTGAAGCAGCTCTGGGCATCGCATCTCCGGCTAAGGAAATGATCGAGGATGGCGAATTCACCACCGACGGTTTCGTGGTCGGTATACTCAAGGGGGTATCGAGAGTCTACAACGCGGGTCTCGAAATCGCGGACTACGCTAAGCGCGGATTCACCGATGCGGTGTCTAGAGTATCCGATATCGTTGCTAATGGTGTTGATACTGAGCCTACTATTCGACCTGTTCTGGATCTGAGCGACGTTTCTGCTGGTGCTGATAAGATTAACGGTATGCTTGCTATGAATCCGTCCGTAGGCGCTATGGCGAATGTCACAGCGATTAGTGCTATGATGTCTAGGCGTCAAAATGGACCTAATGGCGATGTTGTTTCTGCCATCAACGATCTCGGTAAGCGTATTGGTAACATGCCTGGAACGGTTAACAATAACTATGTCAATGGTGTCAGCTACAATGATGGCTCTGATGTTGCTGATGCAATCGGTGTTCTCGTTAGAGCAGTTACTATGGAAGGGAGGGCTTAATCTTGGCCAATGTTACATATACGGTAAAGAAAGGCGATACTCTTTCGCAGATTGCGCTTGATCACGGTACTACCGTAAGCGCGCTTGTGAAATTGAATAACATTTCTAATCCCAATTATATTGTCGTAGGTCAGGTCCTCATTATTTCTGGTACTAGCACTACGACCGAGGCAAAGAGTAATTCTAATCAAGTTACCATCAAAGCTTTCGGTCTTCAGGCTAAAACTGAGAGGACATTATATGTATCCTGGAATTGGCGAAGAGATTTCGATACTGAGCACTATGAAGTTCGTTGGATTTATTATACTGGTGATAAAGATTCCAGTAATAAAAACATCGGTTTCATAGAAGAAAGTACAACTAACCAGCAACAGAGTTTGTATACTCCTCCGGATAACGCCACATATGTTGGTGTAAACATTAAACCTATATCCGAGGAGTATACCGATTCAGATGGTAACGAGCATGTATATTGGACTGCTCAGAGATCGACGACGGTGTATTACTACTTCAAGAATGCACCGCCTAAGACTCCGCCTGTTCCGACTGTTGAGATTAAAGACTATAAGCTTACTGCGGATGTTGCTAATCTTGACATAAACGCGGCTTCTGTTCAGTTCCAGATTGTTAAGGATAACTCGTCCGTATTCAAGACTGGAACCGCTGCGGTTCGAACCAATAGCGCCTCATATTCTTGCACGGTTACTGCTGGAGCAGAGTATAAGGTTCGTTGTCGAGGTGTCAGGGATGGATTGTACAGTGAATGGTCTGAATATTCAGACAGCATTCCCACCGTCCCTGCCGCTTCGGCGGGCATCACTAGCCTGAGAGCTCTTACTAAGACTTCTTTGTATATCGATTGGGACACCGTGGCAAATGCGGAAAGCTACGATATCGAGTATACAAACAAAAAGTCATATTTCGATAGCAACCCTGCCGAAGTTAAATCGGTTAGCGTGAATTCGATTGTTAGTCATGCCGAAATCACTGGTCTGGAGACTGGTTATGAGTGGTTCTTCCGAGTAAGAGCTACCAATGATCAGGGGTCTTCCACCTGGACAGGTATTAAATCTATCATCCTTGGTGAAGCTCCTGATATTCCTACCACTTGGTCTTCGACCACCACTGTTATAGTAGGTGAGCCTTTGACTCTCTATTGGGTACATAATTCTGAAGATGGTTCGAGTCAGACTTACGCTCAGCTTGAATTAGATATCGGTGGCAAAGTGACCACCCAAACAATTCAAAATAGCACCGACGAGGATGAAAAAGATAAGACTAGCCATTATAGTATTAGCACTAGCGGTTACACCGAGGGCACTACTATTAAGTGGCGTGTGAAAACTAGAGGCGTAACGAATACATACAGCGACTGGTCGATCCAGAGGACTGTTGATATTTATGCTCCGCCTACGGCAACTTTGCGTGTGACTGACGCAGAAGATAATCTTATCGAATCACTCGAATCGTTCCCGTTTTATATTTCGGTTATAACCGGGCCTAATACCCAGACTCCTATTGCTTACCATATTTCTGTGGTGGCCAATAGCGCTTATGAAACGGTCGATAATATCGGCAATTCCAAAATAGTCAAGGCTGGCGAAGAAGTATATTCGCAGTATTTCGATACTAACGAGATTACTAGAAAACTAATGCTGCCTAGCGATGTTAATCTTGATAATAACATCGAGTACACTGTAAAATGCGTAGTCTCGATGAATTCCGGGTTAACTGCTGAGGATTCATATCCTTTCATGGTTGCTTGGAGCGATGATTACTATGCGCCGGATGCTGATATTTTCTATGACAGCGAAACTTACGTCACTCATGTGAGACCTTTTTCTTCTGGTGGCGATAATGTAACACTGTCCCTGTATCGTAGAGAGTATGATGGCAGCTTTACCGAAATAGCGACTGGTTTGGATAACTCGAAGAATACTTATGTAACCGATCCTCATCCCGCATTGGATTACGCTCGTTATAGAGTCGTTGCAATTTCTAACGAGACCGGAGCGATTAGTTATAGTGACATTCCCGGTTATCCTATCGGAGAGAAAGCGGTTATCATCCAGTGGGATGAAGACTGGACCACTTTTGATACCGATGCTGATACGTCGTTACTAGAGCCTGTATGGGCCGGTTCTTTACTGCGACTTCCTTATAACATCGATGTAGCGGATAAACATAATTCCGATGTATCGCTTATCGAGTATATTGGTCGCAAACATCCTGTCAGTTATTACGGTACCCAGCTCGGCGAAAGTTCCACTTGGAATGTCGAGATCGATAGGAACGATAAAGAGACATTGTATGCTCTTCGTCGTTTGGCTATTTGGATGGGTGATGTATATGTTCGAGAGCCCTCCGGAAGCGGTTATTGGGCTAACATAAGCGTGTCGTTTAGTCAGAAGCATTGTGAAGTGACGATACCGGTAACGCTTGAATTAACTAGAGTCGCTGGAGGTATTTGATATGGCTGATTGGACAAAGTCAATGCAGCAAACGTTCGAGTATTATATCGTTGATCCAGAAACATGGAAAGACGATAAGAAAATCGAGACGGTTAAGTCATGTAGTATTAAGAGGGACTCTGAAGCAGACACTCTTGGTTCTGCAACAATCGATGTTACAGAATCGTTGGGCGAATGTTATATTCGAGTTTATCTGATTACAATTCAAAATGGAGTTCGAGAAAAACATCCATTAGGCACTTTTCTGGTGCAAACCCCTTCTACAAGCTTTGATGGGAAGACTCAAAGTATCGCCATCGATGCCTATACTCCTTTACTCGAGCTGAAGGAGAATCCGCCGCCGCTTGGATATTTCATACTTAAGGGTGAGAATATTATGGATAATGCATATCGTCTCACCAGAGAGTATGCTAGAGCTCCGGTGGTCGTGCCTAAATGCGATACGAATCTCCATTACGATTTCGTAGCTAATACGAATGATACTTGGCTTACGTTTGTGAATGATCTGATGTCCAACGCCAAATACAACTTCATGCTGGATGAAATGGGCCGTATTCTCTTTGCACCAAAACAGGATACGGCCTCTTTACAGCCTGTTTGGACATATGACGATGGTAACAGTTCCATCTTATATCCCAACATAAGTGTGGATCGTGACATCTATAGCATTCCAAACGTAGTTGAGGTTATATATTCGAATGGCTCCGACCATTATTACGCGAGAGTGGTTAACGATGATCCGAATAGCCCAATTTCTACGGTTAATCGCGGACGTGAGATTACTCACCGCGTAACTGATCCGGATCTGATTGGCGATCCTACTGAAAATCAGATAGATGAATATGCTAATCAGCTTCTTCGCGATCTGTCTTCTCTGGAATACACGCTTTCCTATACGCATGGATATTGTCCTACTCGCGTTGGTGATTGCGTGAGACTCGATTATTCCAGAGCCGGTTTAAGGGATGTTAAAGCCAAG